TTATTTTTTTTAGTTTTTTTCTTTTTCTTAGCCATTGTTTTCTCCTTTCTATTTGCCCACCAATCTATCCACGAATGAATAGAATCCACCCAACCTTTGAATAAAGATTTCACCTGACGTTTAGATCGTCTTGACATCTTTTCAAGAAGTTTCTCAATATCGTAAAGTCTTATTTTAAGACTTTTAATTTTGTGGTTGTGGGGTTTGCGTTTCATTGCTAATTGGATCTACAGTTTGAATTTCTATTTTATTAAATTCTTTTAACTCTTCTTCGTCTTTAGCAAGTATTTCTTTGATTTTTTTATTAACCAATACTTGTGTTCCAGGATCTGCCAATGAAATATTCTTTGCTGTTTCTGAAACTTTTTTTAATATATCCATATCAAGGTTTCTATCTCTAATATTAAAAACATTTGGATACTTTATAGAACCATCAAATGCTGTATTTTGCCAACGAGCAAACATACGCCATATTTGTTCTTCTGCTAATTGTAGGTTTTTTGCTTTTTCAGAAAGTTTAGCATCTAATAAAATAAATTCTGATTGCATAGCAACACCAGACATTTGTCTTGTTTCAATTCCTCTAATCGCTCCAAGATGGGCCATTCTATCTATGCTTTTAATTGTTTCGTCTATTGTTTGTAGTATTGCTTGTAGATTTGATCCATTTGGTTGTAATAGATATGGTTTTGTATCACCAGTTGTTGTATCACCTAATGTTATAATTGCTCCTGCTCCCGCTGTTGCCTCAGTTGATTGGTCCTTGACAAGTGTAGGATGGTTTGTTAATCTAATAAGTTGTTCTGCTTCTGAATATAAAGAAAATAAGAAGTTTTGACTATCAGCAATATCTCCTACATCACTAACACCAATTCCTCTTACTGGTGATCTATTAGCATAAACCCAAACAGCAGGAATAACTCCTAATGGATTAGGTTTTGATTCAACAAATTGTAATTTTTCTTTATGTGATGAATTATATTTTTCTAAAGTTATTTCGTCTTTAGTCCAAGTTCTGCAATAATAAGTTGCTGTTTGTTGTGCTGTTCTTTCTTCTATTTCTAAGAATTTAACATATTGTAATTCATATTGTCCTGATGGAAGTCTTTGCCAATGCCAATCTAAAACATTTTCAGGTGTGTATATTGTAGCATAAGGACGAATACCTTGTTCTAATTCTTCTGCTCTTGTACCTACTACCGTTTCTGGTCTATCAACTAATACAACACAATGGCCATAAACACTTGACATTACATTTACATCTCGCATAAACGATTGCCAAGTTCTACCTTCCATATCGCAGTCTTCTAAAAAGTTTTTAATTTCTGGAGTTCCTTCTAAAGACCCAAAATCTCTTGTTGGTTCATTTCTAAAAAGAAAAGAATTCCAAATATGTATTACAGATTTAACATGATTGTCTAAAGGTGTTTGTGCTAATCTATTCTGAAAATCGCCTTCTGTTTCGTACACATAACGAGTTAGATATCTGCCCATTTTATATTGAGCACCACCTAAATATGATCTTATCAAATATTGCCAACGATCTATGTAGTTAGAATATTCGTCATGTGTTGGCAATCCCTTTGTATGATATTGTGTATTTGGATCTTGATTAAGAATATAGTCTTTGTTTGCCATCGTTTATAACTCCTGTTTTAACAATAAATCTTTGTGGAACTGTTGGTGTAAAATCTCTTGTAATTGGATATAAAAATGAAATTAAGTATCCTAAAGCATCATTCATATGGTCCAATCCTTGTGTTTTATCTGGCAACGAAGTTCCCTCTTTGTAGCATTGTTTCGCAATACTATTTAACGAATTCTTGGCTTTGGGGTGAAAGATAACAGTTCGTATGCCTGATGACGAACAAAGTTTTGAATTAACAGAATTTACTCTGTCTCTAATTGCCATATGCCTATATGGAACCTTACAAGCAAAGCCTCCGTTCATTAAAATAGATAAGTCTGTCTTGCCTCCAGCACTTGTTCTTCTTTGTCTTGATGCTGGATCAGGATAAACTACTATTTTTTTATTCTTATATCTGTTGTGTATTTCTTGAACCATTTCATCTGTGTTAGATGACCATATTTGTATTTCATCAAACACATAAACAATATTATCTTTAATATAAGACACTACTGCTGACATAGGATCTAAGTTAAAATCCATTCCTATATGATATGTTGTTATATCTTCTGGTACTTCAAAATGTTTAACATTGTGTTTTATATCAAATCCATAATATATAATACCTGAATAAGTTTCCCAAGTTGCTTCATATTCTTGTCTGAATGTTTTAGCATCTAAATCTTTTCTTGCTTGTTGTATTTCATCATCATCAACCCAAGAACCCTGAAGTGTCGTGTAAGAAAAGGATTGCCAGTCAGTCTCAGTTTGATCTTGTCCTCTTTGATATAAGTCGTGAAACCAATTCATTCCTTTTGGTGTTCCACAGAATAATGCTTTACCTTTGGTGTCTGATAATGTGGGTCTTAATACAGCACTCCATGATGATTCAGAAATATCAGCCGCTTCATCCATTACTAAAAAATCTATACCTACACCTCTTAAAGAATCAGGATTATCTGCTCCTCTTAGGCATATACGACTGCCGTTCTTTAAGAATATAGTAAGTTCAGCTTCATTTACTCTGTTAATCCATCTTAAGTCTTGTAATATTTTTTTAATTTGAACCCAAGCAATTTGTTTCGCTTGTCTATAAGAAGGTGCCACATACCAGCATACCCTATTAGGTATTCTTGCGACATAACATAGTTCTCTGATTGCTAAGGTTGTTTTGCCAAATCGTCTGCCAGTGACTAAAACTCTAAAACGGTGTGTATCTTTAGCCACTACCTGTTGTGGTTCAGATAGTTTCATTAGTAGTAATTATTCTTCCCAAGGAAGTGGTGCTGTATTTTCTTGATCTGTTGGAGTGTCTTTTTGATCCAAGTATTGTTTTCCTAACCAAATAAGCATACGAACGTCGCCTTGCTTGGCCTTTTCCATTTGAAGATGTCTTAAAGTTTTATTACCTTCAGAACGACCTTTGCTGATTATACCTGAATATCTTTTTTCTAATGAAGCAACTGTTGTACCAACTACTTCCGCAATTTCTTTATATGTGCAATGAAGTGTTGCTAACTTAAAAATTAAGTCTCTATCTAATTTATAATGTTTAGGTTGTTCTTTCATTATGCTTGTTTGTCTCCTACAACAATTCTAAAGTGTCTTGCATCTGTATTACCGTCTGATGTGACTACTTTTACTCTTACATTATAAACATTGCCATCTGTTCCTGCATTTAATCTTATATTTGTGACTGCACCAGTTATAGAGACATCTGTTGAAGCATCTGTAGGTAGGGCTAAAGGTGATGCATCGCCTGATATAGTTTCTATTGTGACTACTGCTGAGGCTAAACCATCTCCTGATGGCAACCAGTCAGTCCAATCTAAACCATATACAACATTCGCTTGGCTGTCTTTTGTAATGTATAAGCCTTTGTTATCGCTTTTGAATCCTGTTAAGTTAGCCATTATGTTTCACTCCTTACTCTTGGTGTTGAATAAATGTTTGTAAGACTAGGTATTTTCAACTTATGAACCCTTGTTTCTTCCAATACATTTTCCAGTCTTGTTTCACTGCTGATAATATTTAAGCGATTTTCTTCTTGAACCACCGTTGAACGAGATTCAGCAGGAACGACAAATGTTCTTGTCTCTGCTTCAACCGTAATAATTCTATAAGGATCTGCCTGTTTTGCTAATAGCCCAACACTTACTTTACTTGCAAGAACACTTAAAGTTAAAGATGGATCATATTTTATTGATCCTGTAAATGAAGCTGAAAAGATACTTGCTGGTGTTTCATCAATTCCAAGTATAAGTTTTATTATACCCAGGCTGAATGTCATAGCACTTGATATTGCTATTTCTTCATCTAAAGCATATTTGATACTTCCTGTGAAAGAAGTTGTAAATGCGGCTGTAATAGGCAATTCACTTTGAAGTATATTTTCAAGAAAATCAACATCAAGAACTGCTAATG